ATCAACTCGGAGTTGTCAAAACCTACATCTTCCTCAAAGTTCGAATGTTGTTCGACCCGCCCACTACTTCTTTCGCAATCTCGGCGTTTAACGACCAGATCAAAGAGTATGAGTGGCGTCTAAACATCTTCCGCGAAACGGAGCCAACACCATGAGTATGGACGCAAAAGACTTTATCGAACACGTTGGCGTAAAAGGAATGAAGTGGGGCGTCCGTAAGAAGCCCGACCCGAATCGTTCCGCGTCAAAGTGGAAAGAGCGCAAGGACAAAGAGCGGGCGGCAAAAGAAAAGGCCAGCGGGAAAAAAGCCGGTGGCGGTAAAGATAAAGATAAGAAGGTCGAACCCGTTGGGTTCAAGGAAGACTTTACTGGGCCAGTTAAAACGGTGCGAGGCGAACTCGAAGTTAGAGATGGTCGAACGCCAAAAGCAGGCGATAGAATTAAAGGTAAAGACTCCGAAGGTAAGGACCGAGAGCTTCTTGTCAAAGAGGTTGAACGAGTTGGTGGCGCTGACAATCGCTATCGAGTAAAAGCAGTTCGTCCTATGACGGATGTTGAGTTGCGTAATGAAGTTGCTCGAATGCAGGTTGAAAAGCAGTATAAAGAACTTGTTGCTGCAAATACTCCTCCGCCACAGTTGAGCCGAGGTCAGAAGTTTGCCAGAGAAGCTGGTAAAGTTGGTATTAATGTTGTCACCAAAGCCGTTACTGACGTTGGAACACAGGTAGTTAAGAGTGAGCTTCAAAAAGCACTCGGTGTTTCTGCATCAGGGCGTAAAGTAAGTACCCCAACGCCAGCACCCACGCAGGCAGGTAAACCTAAGATCACAACGTGGAAGGCACCAAAGCCAAGACCTACCCCCGCTGGTACGCCTAAAACTTTGGGCAAAGTTTGGAAACCCTAACACTCAAGGAGGCGGTCTAATTGACTTTATCTAACACCGCAGTCCCTGAGTATTACGGGAAGTTTAGAGAAGCAGTCCTTCGAGGAGAGACTTTAGTAAACCGAGAGATCTCTCTTGAGATGAATCGGATTGATGATCTCATTGCTAATCCGAACATCTACTATGACGACAAAGCAATTGACGGGTTCATCAAGTACTGCGAGATGGAGTTAACCCTAACCGATGGTGGGGACCTATACCTTCTTGATAGTTTCAAGCTGTGGGCAGAACAGATTTTTGGTTGGTACTACTTTGTCGAACGAAGTGTTTACCAGCCCGGAGCCCCCGGAGAAGCAGGCAAGTACGTAAAGAAACGAATCAAGAAGCGACTTACGACAAAGCAGTACTTGATTGTGGCTCGAGGTTCAGCAAAGTCAATGTATGCTGCGTGTATTCAAGCGTACTTTTTGAATGTTGATACTGCTACCACACATCAAGTAACAACCGCCCCAACAATGAAACAGGCCGACGAAGTCATGTCGCCGTTTCGTACTGCTATCACTCGAGCTAGAGGACCACTGTTTAAGTTCTTGACAGAAGGCTCTATTCGAAACACGTCTGGGTCTGCCGCGGAAAGAGTTAAGCTCGCTTCCACAAAGAAGGGCGTTGAGAATTTCCTCACAGGGTCACTTCTTGAAGTCCGACCTATGTCCATCAACAAGCTTCAGGGTCTGAGACCAAAAGTCTCAACTATCGATGAGTGGTTGTCTGGGGATATTCGAGAAGATGTCATCGGCGCTCTTGAACAGGGTGCATCCAAAATGGATGATTGGCTTATTGTAGCCATCAGCTCGGAAGGAACTGTTCGTAATGGTTCCGGCGACACGATCAAGATGGAGCTACACAGTATTCTAAAAGGTGAATACCAAGCTCCGCATATTTCCATCTGGCACTACAAACTTGATGATGTTGAAGAAGTTGGTAACCCAGAGATGTGGGTTAAAGCCAATCCAAACATTGGGATTACCGTCACTTACGATGTGTATCATCTAGACGTCGAAAGAGCTGAGAAAGCTCCCGCGGCCCGCAATGATATTCTGGCTAAGCGCTTTGGTATACCTATGGAGGGTTACACCTACTTCTTCACGTACGAAGAAACTCTTCCGCATAGAGAACGAGCCTTTTGGTCTATTCCTTGTTCTCTCGGGGCCGACCTCTCGCAAGGCGACGACTTCTGTGCATTCACCTTCTTGTTCCCCATCAATAATGGGTCGTTTGGCGTTAAAACTAGAAGTTACATCACGACTTTGACTCTGATGAAACTACCTGCCGCCATGCGGATCAAGTATGACGAGTTTATCAATGAAGGATCTCTCCATGTTATGGAGGGAAACATTCTTGATATGATGGAAGTCTATGATGATCTTGAAGCGCACATAGAAGAGAAAGAGTACGACGTCCGAAGCCTTGGGTTTGACCCCTACAACGCAAAAGAGTTTGTTGAGCGTTGGTCGACCGAAAACGGCCCATATGGGATCGAAAAAGTGATCCAGGGCGCAAAGACGGAGTCGGTTCCTCTTGGGGAACTTAAGATTCTCGCCGAACAGCGAGCACTCATATTTGACCAGTCGTTGATGACCTTTGCTATGGGTAATGCCATTACGCTGGAGGACACTAACGGAAACCGTAAGTTGCATAAGAAACGCGCTGAAGAGAAGATCGATAATGTTTCGGCTCTCATGGACGCTTACATTGCATATAAGGCCAACAAGGAGGCGTTCGAATGACCGATCCAGACCCAGCGCAAGACCTCATCGAGCACTTTGGCACAAAGGGTATGAAGTGGGGTGTTAGAAAAAGTAGCGGAAGCGCCGCGGCTAAATTAAGCACTAACGCCAAGACCAGCGGAAAAGATCCATATCCAGGACTCAGCACTAAAAAAGCAGGGCACGCTGGAGACAAACTCAAGACTGTAAAAGCGTCTAGACGAGACCGAAAAGCTGCTTCTGGTCGAAAAGCTATGCGAGCTCAGGCTCGTGTGGCCAAAAAGACTTTAAAAAAGCTTGACGGAAAATCCGGAAACCCAAACACTTTTCTTGGTCGTCGAAAGCAAAGAAAAATCGACGACATGCGGTTTAACATGGTCATGAAGTATTCGCTTAGTAAACCAAAAGCGAACATACGAATGACTAGAGAAGGCGAAGAGTATAGGGTTAAGGGTCAAGAGTTTGTAAATGCATTCTTTTCCGGAAAACGGATCACATACGATGAAATCCGTGTCGACTTTTAAAAAGAAGGAGGTGATGCAACATGGCAGTATTAGACCGAGTTAAAAGTGCTTGGAATGCTTTCCGAGATCAACCAGCACCCTTTTGGACTGCTCCTGGAAACTCATCTGGGCTTTACAACAGGCCCGATCAGAAAAGGTATCGCAGCTTTTTCAATGAGAGATCTATCATCACCTCCATCTACACTCGAATGAGTATTGATGTTTCCGACGTTGATTTTAGGCACGTGTCTTTTGATGACCAGAACCGATACAAAGAAGATGTTGAGTCGGCTTTAAACGCTGCATTAAATCTTGAGCCCAACTTAGATCAGGGCCCAAGAGCTTTTCGGCAAGACATTGCTATGACTCTGTTTGATAAAGGGTCTGCGGCTCTGGTTCCAGTGGATACCACTACGGATCCTACCAAGACAGAGATCTTCGACATCCACACTCTTCGGGTTGGCGAGATTGTCGAGTGGTTCCCAAAGCACGTCAAAGTGAGTGTGTATAACGAGGTCACTGGTAAACGCGAAGAGATCACTCTCGAAAAGCGTTTTGTGGCAATTGTTGAGAACCCACTCTATGCTGTAATGAATGCACCAAACGGCACGCTTCAGAGGCTCATCAGGAAACTGACACTTCTGGATGCTGTAGACGAGCAGTCAAGTTCTGGTAAGTTGGACTTGATCATCCAGCTCCCGTATGTTGTTAAGTCAGAGGCTCGAAAGAAAGCCGCGGCAGAACGTCGGGAAAACATTCAGCTTCAGTTGAAGGATAGCCAGTACGGAATCGCTTACACCGACGCAACAGAGAAGATCACTCAGCTAAATCGACCCGCGGAGAACAATCTCCTTGCCCAGGTCGAGTGGCTTACTAAGATGTTGTATGGTGAACTCGGTATTACTGAAGATGTTATGAATGGTACTGCTGATGAAGCAGCCATGATTAACTACTATAACCGAGCAGTCGGCCCTATTGTTCAGGCTATTAGCGAGGCAATGCAGCGATCTTTCATTGGGCCCGTTAACACCAAAAAAGGTGAGCGAATTCGGTCTTACAAGGATCCGTTCAAGTATGTTGCTGTCGGCGACATGGCCGAGATTGCAGATAAGTTTACCCGAAACGAAATTCTAACCTCTAATGAGGTTCGAGGTTTCCTGGGTATCGAGCCGTTCCCAGATGACAAAGCAGATCAACTTGTCAACAGCAACATGCCTCAACCCGAACTTGTTGATCCGGCAGCAGAACCAGTGCCATCAGGAATACCAGTTGAAGATGTTGACGCTATGATGGCAGACGTCTTCGATACTCTCGAAGCTGAGATTGATACCATTGCTGGGGGGCTGGATGAGCAGTGATGCTGAGTATGATCCAGTTGCTAGACGAGAAAGGTATCTAAGAGAACGACAGTTA